AAAATGTAGTGTTTTGTGTGGATGCGGATTTTGAGGACATCAGCATGAATGCTAAAAAATCGGCTGATGGTAGGCCGCGAAGTTTTTTAGCTGCCGTTAATAATTTCAAAGATTATTTTGCGAAATTCTTTAATATAGGAATTGTGTTGGAACTTTATTTTGCCCATATAAAGCCTATTCATGGTCAAAAAGGTATTGATGATTTGATGGCTAAAATTCTTCCTGGTAAAGAGGAAGAATTGCACATGGATTTTGATAAGACAATGCGCGACAAAAAGGGCGAAGGTCAGTTTGTGAATTGCTATAAAATTACTAGTTGGAGCTACTACCAGTTGCAAGAACTATTTGGCTTGCAAAGCACCGAAATGTTTGCCGAGAAGCATAAAGACGAACTTAAAAAACGGGGAGTTTTTAAAATTGGGCGTGAGCTGTGGCGTTTCATAGACAGGAATGGTGTTGATGAATTGGAGCTTGCGCAACCACTTGGCGAAAACGAAAAGTATTGGGAGGAGCAAACGCAAGAAACTAAAAGTGGACCTATTACACGATTACAATTTGATTACCAAAACTGTTATCAGTTTTTAATGAATAGAGGTTTTTGGAGATTTATGCAGCCTAACAACAACTACGTGTTTATTAATGTTGATGGACGAGTAGTGAAGATTGTTGAGCCTGGCTATGTGAAAGATTTTATTGTTCAGTTTACTGAGAGCCTCGGGAAAAAGCAGTTGTTAAACATGATTTACCGTGGTGCTAAAATGTACGTTGGTCCCGAAAGTATTTCAAATTTGAAATACCAAATTGGGATGGTATTTCACAAAAGCAGTAAGGATGTGCAGTATATGTATTTCCAAGAAACATACTGGAGGATTACTAAGGATGATGTTAAGGAGTTTCCGATAATGGAGCTTGATGGTTATGTGTGGGAAAATAACATCATTGACTTTAATAGTAAATTATTACCCGATTTATTGAGAGTTAAGTATAATGCTGATGATAAAGATAGTTTTGGGGGCTACCAAATTTCCGCGAAAATGGAGTTAGATAAATGCCATTTTTCTACCTTCTTATTAAATACCTCTAAATTTTATTGGCAGAAGAAAGATGAGGATTTGAGCAAAAAGGAACGTGAGGAAGTGATGTTACACTACTTGCAAAAAATTACTGCATTTGGTTACATGTTGCATACTTACCGCGACGATAAAGTGGCAAAAGCGGTAATTGGTATGGACGCTAAAATGAGTGAAGTAGGTAGTAGCAATGGTAGAACTGGTAAGAGTTTGTTTGGCGAAGCGTTGCGTTATGTGTTGCCAACGGTGTACATACCTGGTAAGCAAAAAGATTTGTCGGAAGATAAGTTTGTGTTTGAGGAAGTGAATCCATTGACACGGGTAGTTTGGATTGATGATGTTCGCGTTAACTTCGATTTTGAATGGTTGTTTCCGATGATTACCGGACAAATGAAAGTGGAGGGTAAGGGTGTTAAGCGTTACACCATCCCTAAAGAGGACACTCCAAAATTCTACATTCCAACCAACCACGCCATAAATGGTAGCACTGGTAGTTTTACCGACAGGCAAATATTAATGGCATTTAGTGACTGGTATCATAAAAATGCGGATGGTACAGGGCATGAACCTATTGACGATTTTGGTGTGATGATGTTTAGCGAGTGGGACACTGAGCAACGGAATTTGTTTTACAACTTCTGCGCTTGTGCCTTAAAAATATATTTCCAACATGGATTGATTACTGCTCCTACAGAAATGTTAGAGAAACGAAGATTGAGACAACAAATTGGCGAACAGGTATTAGAATGGGCAGAGGAGTATTTTAGTAGCGTTAATAATCGCGGAGTTGAAGTTCCGAAACACGAAATGTGTACTAAGTTTCATGACCAATATCCGAAACAAAAACAGTTTATTGATGTGCGTGAATTTAAGAAACGCTTGAAATTGGTTTGCTTGTATAAAGGTTGGATTTTAAATCCGGGTAAACCTGCCGATGGTCGTGATTGGGGTGGTGACAATAAAAAGGGTGGTATGGAATACTTCCAAGTAATGACTGGTGATGAAGGTGGCAAGGTAGAAGACATTTTTTAACCTAAAGAAGCTCATATATTTTTTTTATTAGCAAAGAGGCTCGCAGTAATGCGGGCTTTTTTGTTTCTCCCCCTCCTAACCCCGCTAACGCACTATCTATCGATTTGGACAAATATACCAAGAAGGGGTTGCAAGGGGAAACATTGGTTGGTACATATATATATTCTTTTATTATACGCCCTTAAAATTAAAAAAGACTTATAGAAAACTTAGTAAAAATTCGTGCATTCGTGCGCAACGTTACGCGGTATGCGTAAAATATAAGAAAACTAGCGCACGAATTCTGCACGAATGCGCACGAATGCGCACGAATAACCAATATGCTATAAAATGGCAAAAATGCCTGTAATAGCTCCGCACGAATATTTTGCGAAACGCACGGTTTGTACGAAAGAAAAAAAATTTGCAAAATTTCCGAACATTCAGTAAATTCAATAGGTTGAGAGGGGTGCGCACGAATGCACGAATTTTTAACCCCATATTAAACAAGTGGGTATATGAGAATTTTTACTGAATATGATCAGCAAATAAAAGTACGGTTGTTCCCATGGGTGCATAGCTTTTTAATTGAAAAGGGCTATTTCATTCAAAATACCATTATTACTGAAAAAAATATTGTAGGAATGTACCTGTTGGCGTTAATTGGTGACAATAAACCAGTTTATCGTTGCAAAATGGAGGGTTCTATAGTTGTTACTGTTTCATTGTACTTGCCTAAATGGACTGCTTTCCAGACGAACGCTTATTTGAATTCGGAAAAAGAATTTGATTTTAATAAGTATTGCGAACGCCTGATGAAGCAGGAGTTGTTTAGCAACTTAGATTTTTCGTGCACCTATACTGATAAGGAAATTAAGGGCTTGATTTATGATTTTTTGGATATGTATAGCATTGCCGATGGTCCAATAAATTACGATTCATTAAAAAAAGCCTATTACCGTGAGAAGAAAGAACGTGAAAAAATGTTTTCGCAAATTGTCCCTCATAATTTAAACATAAAAAACAGCTATGGAAACAAAACTTTTGAATGATATTTTTTCGCCAATAGGTGATAATATAGGTGGTAATTTAGCTTTTAGATTTGCTCCGGTAGATTGGATTGCTTCTATTCCTGCGGTTTACAGAGGCGAAGTTATTACACCTGTTGTTTTTAAAACGGACTTTACCTGGTGCGAGGGTTGGGCGGTGCAGGAAAGTATGGGTGCAGTTGAGAAACAACGTGATAGTAAGCATGGTGCTTACTATGAGCAAAATTTTAAAGCCATCATACCAAAATCATATTATGAAAATGAGGAGTTATATTTTTTGATGCGCAACTTATCATTCATTCTAAATGTGCGTGATGCAAATGGCGAATATAAATTATATGGCAGCTTACCTGTAGGCTTAAAGTTTACAGCCGATAAAAACACGGGTACAAAACATTCTGAACTACACCACCATTCTGTTGAGTTTAACGGAATGGTTTTGCGCCCTGCGCCAAATTACTTGATTGACTTTTAGCAAGTCCTTTAGTTTAGGGGTATTGGTGCGGACTTTTGTTGTATGATTAATATAGCTGCACTTCAAGGACCTTATTTAGTTAGTGATGAAATGGTAAATATTTACTTGCCCATTATTGCTAATATTTTGCTTGGCAATGTTAAAGCCGACGATGGTATCACTTCCGAAAATAAAAAAAGAAATCAACACTATGCCATAAGTATGGGGATGAATGATGCGTTGATTTCTCATTCTAAAATTAATGAAGCTCCGCAAGGTTCTATTATGGTTATGCCTATTTCTGGTCCAATTATGAAAGAGGATAATTGCGGAACGCCCGGTACTGACACTATGCGTGGACGCATTGCCTTGATGAATGCTAGTGACAATATTAGTGGGATGATTTTGCGCATTAACAGTGGCGGTGGTGCTGTTACTGGTACTGCTGAACTTGCTAATGATATTAAAAATAGTCGTAAACCAATTGTTGCATATATAGATGGTAATGCTGCCAGTGCAGCATTATGGATTGCATCTGCCGCCAAGGTTAGAATTGCGAGTAGTAAAAACTCAATGGTTGGTAGTGTTGGTGTGGCTAGTACGATGATGGATTACAGCAAGCGTTTAGAAGCATTAGGAATAAAGGAGCATTATGTTGTTTCTGATGGTAGTGAGGATAAAAACGCTAGTTACCTAAAAGTATTAAAAGGCAACTATGCAGCCTATAAAGCGGAGGTTTTAAATCCATTGCGTGACAACTTTGTGGCTGCATTGCGCGAAAATATTGATGCTTTACAAAAACATGAAACTACTGCCGAACCATTTACAGGCAAGGTTTATATGGCAGAGAAGGCATTGTCCTTTGGTATGGTAGACGAAATAGGGACTTTTGAAACCGCAATACAGAAGTTATCTGATTTAACACATTAAAAAGAGAAATCATGTTTAAAACAAAATTACCAAGTGCCGTAAATGCAATTTTTGCACTAACAGGAAAAAAAGAAGGCGAATATGTTGAGGCCTCTGATTTAGTTTCGATTGATGCTGCTTTAACAGAAGCGGCTAGTGCCATTGATGCTAAAGATATTTTAGAAGCTAAAGTTACTGATTTAACTGCAAAGTTAGGTGCAGCAACAACAACAACTGAAACTGCTGTTGCTGATGCAACTAAACCACTTACCGATAAAGTTACTGCATTGGAAAAGGAATTGTCTGATTTAAAAGCAGCCAATCCGGGAGCTACAACAATTACTACAAACGCTGATGACAAAGGTCATAAGGGCGGTGAAGGTGTTGCAGAAGAATCTGAGTCGACAAAAGCATTAAACATTGCTCGTTTAAACATGGGCATGGAACCATTAAAAATTAATTAATAAAAACCTTTAAACTTAAATAAGATGACACCATCAAGTGCATTTGCAGAAATTACGAAGTTTGCCGGAGCAAAAGACAAACAAATTGTTGGTCAAATCCTTAACGGATTAGACTTTTTAAATGATGTACGTACAGCACGTCGTGTGCCTGGTACTGGTATGCTTTTACCAAAAATGAAAGTGAACAAGGGTAATCGTCCATTAAATTTTGATGTGTTAACTGCCGATGGCACTAACCGCGATTTTTCGGGAAGAAAACTTTTTGTGAAGCCTGGTATGAAGGTAATTCGTATTGTGCCAATGGAGGCTTTCCAAACGTTTATGGACGAAGGAATGGACCCAAAGAAAACAGAATTGCCAATGTTTGCACAGTGGGTGTGGCAACAAGAAATGAATAAAATTTCGGCAGATATTAATGATAATATCTACCATAGTGTATTTAAAGCAGACGCTACTGCGTATAGCGGAGCAACTGCATACGTTGGAGGTACTGATTATATGTTGTTTACAGATAATCATATCTACAAATGTGTTACCACAACTACTGCTGGCCAAACACCTATTACTCATCCTGCAAAATGGAGTAAAGTAAGTGAGTCGGTAATATCAGAAGGTTGGGGTTCTATAATTGCTGGAATGGTAAGTGGTAGCGAATGTAATGTTACCAGTACTGGTGCATTAACTTCAAGTAATGCCTTATCTAAGGTTGATTTGATGTATAAGGATATGACTCCTGCACATCGTAGAATTGGTGGGGTGTTCTATTTGTCATCAGACAACTACTTGAACTATTTAGAAGAAGAAAAAGTGGTGTTCCCGATGGTTTTAAACCAAACTATGGGCGACGGGAAAAAATACGTTTACGGTTCTGGAAAGAAATGGGAAGTGCGTGAAGCTACTTGGTTAGGTACAAGCGGTAGAGTGATTGCTACACAAAGCGAAAACTTAATTTTTGGTACTAACTTAGAAAGCGACATGACTAGTATTGGCGAACCTGTAAAGGATTTGCACGGTGCTAACTGGGCTGTTAAATGGTTGCAAGGTTGCGAAATTAGCGACGGAGAAACACTTTACGTGAATGACCAATTGTAAAAATTAGTATTAATTGAGCTACACAGTAATGTGTAGCTCACATTTTTTTAAATCATGGGACAAGAAAAAGAAATTAAAACCATTGAAACGGTAGAAGAATTGCAGGCTAAATTGGCTGTTTTAGAGGCCGAAAAAGAGGCTTCGAATAAATTAATTGCTGAACAGGCTGTTGCTTTGGCGAAGGCTGAAAGTAACATTGGTAAAGATACTCCTTCGTTTGAAAATGATGGTGTTACTTACGATGTGGTGATTCCTAAATTCAAATTTGAAAAGGTAGAATACACGGCTGCTGATGTAGTTGAAAATACTGACTTGCAAACGAAATTGATTGAGCAAGGAAGTGGCGTAATTAAAGAGAGAGTACTAACTGCTTAAAAAATCATATCATGAACTTAGAGGATTTGTTAATTGAAAATGATACTACTGACAATGTTGGTGGTACAAAAGCGCAAATATTTGTTGTTGAAACAAAGGATATTGACACTGAAGGTGTGCCAATGTCTAGCCCAACTACATTGGCTGAAAAGGTTACTATTTCTGATACGCACGTATTGGCTACCGGTAAAAAATTTACGGCTATTGATGTGGAATTGGATACTGGTGAGTTGCAGGCAAAAATTGCAGGAGACCGTGGTGGTAAGAGTGTAAAACCTGAAGTTGATTTCCAACTTTCGCGCTTTAATCCGCAGTCTTTAGGTTTTATGAAGACTGTAAACAATGGTCGTTTTATTGTTTTGGTTCCGTTGCCTGATGGCTCTGTAGTGCAGGTGGGTAGTAAAGACTTTCCTGCTGAAATTAATGCTGAAGGTAGCACTGGTAAAAATGCTAGTGGTGTTAGAGCTACTAAGTTTAAGGTTGAGAGTATGGCTAATGCTATTTTCTTTTACCAAGGTACGATTGATTTAACCGTTTAATTTTTAACCAATGGCAGATACTAAAGTAGAGGTAAGATTACCCGAAGTACTAAGTGCGAAGTATGAGTTGCGTGTATCGGACAAGAAGCGAAGCATTGTAAATGGTCGTGAAATTGTTTGGGAAAATGCTACGCAAGAAGACATTGACTGGGCAATTAAATACAAGTGTCCAACGTTAGTTGTGAAACGCGAAGTTAAAGCTGCAACAGCATCCCCGAAAGGAGAAAAATAGTTTTCATAAAATAGGGTTGTAATTATTATAAAAACCTTGTGCAGAAATGTGCAAGGTTTTTATATTTTTGGCACGTCTAATTTCTTATACAAACATAAAACCATGCTACTAACAGCATGGAGTATTTGTTTGGAGGCGTGTGCGAACCTGCCATTTTCTGTATAAGAAATTAGACATCAGAACTAATACTCCATACTATGGCTGATGTTACCCCTACGGAATTATTTAAAACTGTTTTGCTTGAGATTTTTGAGCCAGCTAGTGTTGCCAATTTTTCGCAAGCTTTAACGAGTAAGCAATTACTTGAAATGTTTCAAGATTCATTACCTGGTTATCTAGGTATTGATGAGATATATGTGGTGATGAAAGGTTGTGGTTTTGAAATTACCATTCCGCCCGGTGAGGATGAAGTGAAGTGGTTGTTGAGGCGTAAATAGTAGTGTCCTTTCCTTTTTTTATGTCTGTGCGCATATTCGCGTATGGAAATTTCCGTTTTATTAAATTGGTTGGAGCATAGGGGCGATTATGCCTTGGGTGTGAAGCTATACGATAGTTTTGGCTCTGATACTTCGCTAAAGTTTTTGTTTGGAAAAACTCCTTTTTCTACGTTTAATGAGCAGAAGCTTCGCAAGGCATTGCGCGATGTTGCTAATGATTTGCCTAGGGGTATTGTTACTAAGAGTGCTCCTGTTTCCACATCTGGCGCAAAGCCAAAAATTAAGTATGATTCATTACCTGCAGAATTAAAAGCATTGTATGATGAGAATGTGCATTTATTGGCGCAACGCCAAGATTTGCATAGTCAGTTGTTGCACTGGATGAATGACTCTGATAAGTTAACCGAGGCTACTACGGCTATTTTAGAGATGGGTAAAACCATGAAGAATAACTGGGCGGTGTTGGATGAGTTTACGGTATCTGGAAAAATAATTTTGAAAACAGTTAGTAAACCCGAGGTATTATTTTATAAAGAATCAAATTCAGTTGTGCCGACAAAATATTAGTAAGCATCGAACAAAAAACAACGTGAAAAAGCTGGAGCAATGGACCTTAAAGAAAACAGAATGGGAGGCTAAATTAGATGCTGAAAGGGTTGGTTGATGTTTTGGAGGTTGCTCCAGTTGTGAATGATGTATTGGTTAGTGATGCCAATGCTGTTATTAATTTGAGTGCACGAGGCAAAAAAGCGTTTGAGTTAATTGCTCCTAAATTAAAAGAGGGTGTGATTATTGAATGTGTTACCAATGGTGAGTTTTCGTTACATGAATTGATTGAATGTTTGATTTTAAATGTGTGCGGAAATAGCAAAGTTTACATTGCTAGCTGGACAATTAAGGAGGTTGCAGTAAGGTGTTTTGATAAACTAAAACAACTTGGTTTTGTTACTGATTTGCATGGCTTTTTTGATTATAGGGCTAAAAATATGGATGCAAAAACGTTTCCGTTTGCGGAGGCTGTTTTCAATAGCATTACACTTAGCAAAATGCACGCAAAATGCTGTGTTATTGAGGGCGAAAAGTTGCAGTTGACAATTGTTTCAACCGCCAACTTATCGCAAAACAACCGCCAAGAAATTGTTATCGTAAACGCTTCGGCAAGGAGTGTAGAATTTTATAAAAATTGGTTATGCAAATTACAGAAGAAAATATAAAATTGATTGAGGAGTATGCTTCGGCATTGTTTAGTAAGCGCGAAGTGTTAGCGATGATGAGCGTTGAAGCCTCACAAATTGAAAATTATTTAGTATGCCGAGACTTTGTATTGGCTTATGACAAGGGTCGTTTTACACGAGAATTTAGAGTACGAAAATCGTTACTTGACTTGGCTGAAAATGGTTCAGCGCAAGCGCAGATTGAAGCCATAAAACTCATCACAAAATTAGCTGTAGAAAATGTCTGATACTCCCACCAAAATAGCCCGCACACACATAGAACCCACGAACGAAAATAGAAAAGAGTGGATGGATGCGGACAAATTGTTTGCCTACCTAAATGGCGATGATATTGCTTTGACAACTGTTGAGCATGAGAAATTGAAGCGTTGTCAGATGATTTACAATATGATGATGGAGAATAATACCAAGAAAACCATCATTGCACGTATGCAAGCGTTACCTGAATTGCAACAGGTGAGCCTGAAAACTATATACAACGACATGCGCGATACGGAGAAAATTTTCGGGAAAATTTATCCTGTTAATCGCGATTTTGAACGTTCGTTTTTGTTAGAAATGAGTCGGGCAAATATAAAGTTGGCAATGGCAACTAAGAAGTCGGAAATTATTACAAAAGCATTAGAAGCTCATGCTAAAATTGGTGGACTTGATAAGGATGATGACGAGTACATCAACTGGAAGGAAATATTGGATAACACCGTTATTCAGATGAATGTTGATGTGAAAGTGATACAGTTGATTCAGCAGTTGTCTGCTGGAGGAACAATTAACCTTGATGCCTTAATAAAACCATGAAAGAAATTACATTAAACATGCCTCAACTATGGATGGAATCAGCACCTCAACCCAATAAGTTTTGGGAAGGTGGGCGTGGTTGCGGAAAATCATATTATCTCGGCAGAAGAATTATTGCGCTTTCACTTGCTATGCCTCGTGGTACGTTTGCTATTGGTGGCAATACGTTTAGTCAGATTTTAACCAGGACAATTCCATCTACAAAAAATGCGCTGGAGCAGTTGGGGTGGATTGAGGATAAGCATTATGTTATTGGCAAAAAACCGCCTGCAAAATATAAATGGGATAAAGCGTATGAAGCTCCATCACGTTACGATAATTTTTTAAGCACATTTACTGGAGCAGGATTTCATTTGGTTTCGATGGCTGAAAGTAATGGTAGAGGTTTGAATATTGATGGCGCTATTGCCGATGAGCTTTCAACATTTGATGAGGATAAGTTTAATACCAATATTACAGCAACCATGCGTGGAAATGTTGAGCGTTTTAAAGGAATAGCATTACATCATAGCTTTTTTGGTTGTTTCAATATTCCCATTGCTAAAAAAGGCGAATGGGTTTATAAAGTAGAGCAGGAATCGGTTAGAAAACCACATAAATACTTCTATTTCCGTAGCTCTAGCAAATTTAATGCACATAACTTAGGTGAAGAGTTCTTTGAACGACAACGTTCTATGCTCACTCCCCTACTCTATAGTATGGAGATTGATAATGTTCGCCCAAAACGATTAGAAGGTGGGTTTTATCCTACCTTTTCGGATGCTAACATATATGCGGAAAAACACAATGAAAATCTTTCGAAGATTGGATTTGATTTTTCTAAAATGAAACACGTTACATCATTAATTGATGGCGATTGTACAAGTAGCCAACCATTAGATATTGCCCTTGATTACGGGGCAAACATTAACTGCTTGGTTGTTGGGCAATACAATTATAGTAATGCTGACTTTACTTCAGAATACCAAGTGTTGAAATCCTTTTATGTGAAATGGCCCATGTTGTTAGAGGATGTTGTTCAGCAGTTTTGCGAGTACTATTCATCACATAAGAATAAGCATATCAACTATATCAATGACCAGACTGCGAATGGACGAAAAGGTGATAACTCATTGAAGTTCAAACAAACAGTTATTACTATTCTTGAAAAGAATGGTTGGATAGTTAATGATGTGTATGTTGGTGAGGCACCAGGACACCATTCTAAATACATTTATTTCGGTAGAATATTCAAGGGAGATAGGCAACTACCAAAAGTTTTAATCAATGAAACCAATGCTGCATCATTAGTCGTGTCCCTTAATAACGCAGGTGTGCGTGAAGGAAGAAATGGCTTTGAAAAAGATAAGAGACCAGAACGCTCTGATACTATACCTGATGAAGAAACTACTCATTTAAGCGATGCATTCGATACCCTCCTTTACTTTAAGTTTATAAACTTAGTTAACTCGATTGGTGATTTTATTTAGGCGGTTTAATCCGGCTTTCCATCCTACACGGTAGGTTATTTCAATCCTGAACCGGTTAAAAGGTATAGGCGTTGCCTATGCTCTAGTATGTACCCAGCGC